GCCGTCGTGTGGCTGTGCGGCGTGGTCGGCATATGGGGATAAAAACGAAATGTATTACCTGTTAGTTGGTGGTAGGTAGATGTAAGTAGCTGTCCTCGTGGCAGATAAATAAATTTGGGCGGCCCTCTGTTGCAAAAACAAAATGTGACGGGGGCCGTTCTTTCGTGTTACATTGAGGCTGTCATAAAACGCACCGTTTTAACGGCATTTTAACGCCGGCCTGGTGAATGGGACGATCTGGCCCTATAAATGGCCGTAGAATGGCCTAGAATCGAAAATATGCCAGCGCACCGATCCTCTCAATCTGGTGTTTTACGGTCGCTCCAGGACGCCTCTTTCCTGGCCCGATCCGGGCCTGTCAGGCAACGTTGTAAAACGGTGTTTTCTAGGTTTAGGGTGACACTTAGGGTGACACTTAGGGTGACACTTTCGGCAACTATACAAAACGAAATGTGCGCGTTAGGGTGACATTTAGGGTGACAAATTTGTGCAAAAAATTGCACGAGTTGCACCCTTTAATGACAAAAAAAAGGCCGTTTTTGCACGAAAATCGCGCGAGTTGACCCCTCTAATACATGTATTTTCCGCGAGTTCGAGCGGTTAAATAGCGGATAAATAGCCACTTATGACGAAAAGCGGCCAAAAAATGTGTGTGTGGCGGATTTTCGAGAGCAGCTGCTACTCCAGCGCGTGGAAGGTGACGCTTGCCTTCACCAGGGCGATGGCGGTGACGGAGTCGGCCGGAATATCGACCGGGTCATAGAAGTCGTTTGCGCTGACCAGGCGGATGTGTCCATCGAGCGGCGAACGCTTGATAAACTTGACCACCGTGAAGGCGTCGCCGGCGATTGTGTAGGATAGCAGGTAGATCTGTCCCCAGAGGATGGCGTCAGGGGCTGGCGAGAACTTCTTATATATAACGATGTCTCCGCTCTTGAGGAGAGGCGACATCGAATCCCCTCTTACATATACGGCACCGTCCACCGGCGGAAGGTTCGGAACACGAAGCAGATCTACCGGATCTGCCGGCGAGTCGCCGAAGATCTCGGCGATGCCGGCGGTGGCCGTGAGCTCATAGAGCGGGACGTCCTGACTCTCGAGCTTTCGGTCCGTCTGCAGCTGGAATGTCTCGGTGCTTTTGATGTCGACGGTGGACTTGAACATCTTGCCGGATCCGGTGATCAGCCAGACCCGGTCGAGATCTTGATAAATACTCAATATCTTCTCAACACTCTTTTTTCCGAGATCGAAGCCGCCCTTCCTGGCATTACCAAGAAGCCCGACAGACAGGCCTGCGCTGACAGTCACCTGGTTATCGTTCAGGCCTTTTGCGGCCATATATAAATCCATCCGATCTATAATTCTCATAGTTCTTGAAAAAAAATCAATAAAAAATTTGCAGGTATTGAGAAAAACTCTATATTTGCAGTTACAAAACGCAACCGCAAAGAAAAGAAATACACTCAAGAAAAGCAAATATGAATAAGTACATCAAAATCGAAAGGGGCCAGAAGCCTATACTTGCCGACCGGTTCAGCGTCAGCAAGCAGTATATCTGGTACGCTCTGCACTACGTCAAGAACGGCCCGACGGCCGTGAAGATCCGGAAGGCTGCGCTCGATATGGGCGGCGTGTATGTCGAGTCGAACTTCGTGCCCACGTGCCAGTTCGAGAAGACTCCGACCGGCTTCCAGCAGATCTTCGCAGACGATGTCCGCCTGATCGTCGACGTCAAGGCCAGCACGGCCGAGATCACCCACCGCGGCAAGTCCGTCGCCCGCGTGGATGAGGTAACCCTGGACGCCTGGGGCGCCCTCGCGATGGAAGCTCAGAACCTTGGCCTCAATGGCCGCACTGAAATCCCCGCAGCGTAATGAGACTCTCTATCGACACCTCCTGGCGCTTCGTCGCCATCCTCCCCACCATCCAGCTGTTCTTCATCCCCGTGAAAGGCAATCGTGCTGTGATGTTCAGCTTCCTCTTCTGGACCATTTCAATCACTTTCTAATATGAAACTCAAACACACACAGGCCCGCAAGGCCAACACCCGCGCTTTCCGCAAGCAAGCAGGCAGCAAGGCGATGTCCGCAAAGAGATACGCCGCCCGCATGGACTCCATCAAGGCGAGAAGGTTCGCCAAGTCTTTCGGCTGCCAGGTCGTACGGATCCAGCGGATCTTCCTCAAGAAGGACCGCTTCGGCACCACTATCTACAAGTTCGTCAAACACGCAGCAGCATAGCCATGAAGCGCAAGATTATCAACGCCGCCCTGATCGTGGCGGCAGCAGGATCCCTCGTCTGGTTCCTCGCAGCTGACAACATGCAGAGCCTCGCGGCTATGATCATCTTCCTCGTCGCAGTCGTCTGCCTCTTCAAGTACAACGGCAACATCAAAACCTATTAAATCACCGCTCAAATGGAAGGATTTGAACTGCTTATGGAGAGCTCCCGCTTTGTGATGGATCTCACCTTCGAGAGATCAACCTGGAGCAAGAGCGTCAAAACCGTCTACGAAAAAGCTCGTGAGTATAACAACCAGCTTTTCACCTACAAAGGAATCGAGCAGCTTTACAACGAGCTCCTGACCCTCGCCGGCAAGCAGCCCGCCGCCCTCGATCTCCGGAAGCCGTCCTGGGATGGCTACTTCAAATACAACCTCAGACCTAGCATATCTATAGCCCCGGAGTGTCTGATCACCTTCATCCCCATCAATGGAGATTACCCCGGGAACTAGACCCCGACGCCGTGAGGCGCGCCAAACGTTAAACTTAGTTTGTTCGACGTTGGCCAGCGGCCCGAGGAAGCCTTAGTCAACAGACAAGTCTAGCCAACGTCAACCCTGTTTTCGTTCATGACACCGGCCGGTAGCGGCTGACCCTGCTACCGGTCACCAATAAAACAACGCCAATATGGAATCACACGACGGAATCCTATACGTAACAGTCCAAGAGCTGACCGACGCCAGCAAAGGGGCGCCCGTGATGAGCTACGCTAACTATCGCCAGCTGCTCGCGCGTCGCCGCATCGAGCAGGGCCGCCAGGGCAAGGGGCTCGGAAGCTACGCGCTGGTCGTCTACTCCTCCCTTCCCGCGCGCTTCAAGGAGCGCTACGTGGAGAAGTACGGAGATCCGCATCAGCAGCTGGCCGAGGCGAAGGATGTAGCTCCCGTGGTGATGGATGAAGCTGCCCGGCATTTCTTCGAGCACTACCTGCTCGCAGACGGCACGCACATCAAGAGTGACAAGATCGACGAGTTCACGGTGAACGCATCCGTGCTCAACGAGCTCATGGAGATGGAGAACACGCAGCGCGCCGAGCACCACAAGGCCGGCAACTCCACGCCCGTCAACTGGCCGCCGATCTACGACCGCTGCGAAGCCCTCCGCGACATCATGGTACACACCCTCCCGAAGAACATCTCGAGACTGCGCGAGAAGCTGCGCGACTACCGCCGCGTCGGCTACGCCGCGCTGGTGTCCGGTCACCTGGTCAACAGCAACGCCGGCAAGATGACCGACGAGGTGGTGGACTTCCTGGTCGCCCTCAAGTGCTCCAAGGTTCCTGTCTACAACAACGCCCAGATCCTGGAGCGCTACAACGTCGAGGCTACCGCCCGCGGGTGGAAGCTCGTCAAGAGCCAGGCTACGATCACCAACACGCTCAACCGCCCGGACGTCCGCCCGCGCTGGGAGGGCTCCGCCCTGGGCAGCCTCACCGCCAAGCGCAAGTATCAGTACCAATTCGCCACGTCGCTGCCTACCGTGCGCGACGCCCTCTGGTATGGTGATGGTACCAGGCTCAACCTCTTCTACAAGGCCTACGTGGACGGCCGGTACCGGATCGCCACGCTCTACGTGTATGAGGTCATCGACGCAGCGACGGAAGTCTTCCTGGGCTGCAGCATAGGTACCGTCGAGAACTTCGAGATGATGCGCGAGGCATACCGCGACGCGCTCGTCTTCGCCGGCCACAAGCCCTACGAGCTCGTGTCCGATAACCAGGGCGGCACGAAACGCGCCGACGCCCAGGAGTGGCTCTCCAAGATCGCCACCGTCTTCCGCACCACCGCGCCGCACCAGCCGTCCGCGAAGACCATCGAGTCCGTCTTCGGCCGGTTCCAGGCGCAGGAGCTGCACAAGTGCTGGTTCTACACCGGCGGCAACGTGACGGCCCGCAGCGAGGCTGCGCGCATCAACCGCGAGCAGATCGAGAAGAACATCGACGCCCTCCCTACCTACGAGGAGGTGATCGCCGCGTATATGGACGCCCGGAAGCGCTGGAATGAAGCTGCGCATCCGGACGTCCGCCGTTTCGGCGGCCGCTCCAGGATGGACGTGTACCTGGGCAGCGAGAACACCTCCAGCGAGGTCCTCGGCGACGCAGCCATGCGTGAGCTCTTCTGGCGCACCACGTCGCGCCCGTCCCGCTTCACGCCGCAGGGCATCGCCATCCAGGTGGACGGCCAGGAGTACCGCTACGACGTCTACTCCGCTCCGGACGTGCCGGATCTGGACTGGCGTGACCGCAACACCGGCCGTGAGTTCTTCGTGCAGTTCGACCCGCGCGACATGGAGCACGTCCGCCTGCTCACGCAGGACAGCTACGGCTTCCGCTTCGAGGCCGACGCCGCGCCCTACCGCATCATCCCGCGCGCCGCGCAGGACCAGACCGAGGAGGACCGCCGGTTCATCCGCCTGCAGGACGAGCGCAACAAGGTCCACCGCATCCGCAGGGAGAAGGAGAACTACATGCTGCTGGTCAAGCACGGCATGGCCCCGGAGCAGCACGGCCTGGCCAGCACCGGCCTCACCGGCTTCAACGAGAACCGCGCCACGTACCAGCGCCTCGAGGAGCGCGCGGACCGCGAGATCCGCGCCTCACAGGAGCCCGCGCCCGCGGAGATCTATCCGGAGACCGAGGGCCGCTACACCAAGGAGGAGAGCATGCAGACGCAGTACGACGTCCTCGCCGCCCTGGACCGCCTCTAGACCGAAACCACACACAAAAAAAGCACAGATATGGACAATTTCAAAAAGAAACAGATCGCCGAGCGCGCCGCCCTGTACGTGCAGCGCTATCCGAGCCAGAACATGGCGGCCAACTCCCTGAATGGCATCTCCGCCGCGACGCTTTCCAACATCATCAACGGGAAGTGGGACCGCATCAGCGACGAGATGTTCATGCGCCTGGATTCCCAGCTCGTGAGCCACGAGGACTGGCAGATCTTCTCGACCGCCGCCTACCGTGACATGACGCTCTTCCTGAGCGACGCCCAGGCGGTCAGCTCGGTGATGTGGGTGACGGCGCCTGCCGGTACCGGCAAGAGCACGGCCGCCTCCGTCTACGCCGCGCAGCACCGCCACGTCTACAGGCTGGTGTGCTCCTCCGACATGACGCGCAGCGACTTCGTCCACGAGCTCGCCCGCCTGGTCGGCGTGCGCTCCTTCGGGATGTCCGTGCGCGAGACCTTCCAGGAGATCCTCCGTCACCTCGTGACGCTGGACCGCCCGCTGCTCATCTTCGACGAGGCCGACAAGCTGGGCGACGGCGTGATGTACTACTTCATCTCCATCTACAACGCCCTGGAGGACCGCTGCGGCATCATGTTCCTGAGCACCGCCGCCATCAAGAAGCGCATCCGCAGCGGCGTGGAGCGCGGCAAGAAGGGCTACGACGAGCTGGAGAGCCGCATCGGCCGCCGCTTCGTCGACCTCTCGCCGGTGAGCATCGGAGAGGTGGAGCAGATCTGCTACGCCAACGGTCTGAACGACCGCGGCGCCGTGGCAAAGGTGAAGCAGGACGCAGCCATGTACGGCAACGACCTGCGCCGCGTCAAGCGCGCCGTGCACTCCCAGCTCAAGCGGCAGGGCATGTTGAACCTCGACAGCGCGGAGGCCTAGGGTATGAAGCAGTCACTCTCAGCAGTACAGGCCCTCGGCGTGCGCAACCGTACGCTGCCCGTCTCGGAAGAATGGCGCGACTGCCTGGGGGACGAGATCTCCCGCAACGGCACCGTCTTCTTCTGGGGAGGCAGCGGCAACGGAAAGAGTACGGCCGTGATGTCTTTCGCCAAGATGCTGGCGGAGAACGGGCGCGTGCTCTACGTGTCGCGCGAGGAGGGCTACTCGCTGAGCTTCCAGAACACGCTCTCGAGACTGGGCATGGCCGACTGCGGAACCGCCTTCCAGGTCATCGACAAGGAGACCGTCGAGACGCTCACGCAGCGCCTCTCCCGCCAGCGCAGCCCGGACTTCGTGATCATCGACTCCGTCCAGGTGATGGGGCTGACCTACCAGGAGTTCCGGGCGCTGACGGAGCGCTTCCCGCGCAAGCTCTTCATCCTGGTCAGCCAGGTGGACGGCAAGCAGCCGGAGGGCAGGCCCGCCAAGCGCATGATGTACGACGCAGATCTGAAGCTCTGGGTCGAAGGTCACACGGTATTCTCGAAGGGCCGCTTCATCGGGTCCACCGGCAAGTTCGTCGTCTGGCAGGAGGGAGCTGACCGCTACTGGAGAGGCAAGGATGACTCACAAATCTAGATCGATATGGCAAAACGAGTGTACACCAAGTTCTACGCGCTGCTGCGCAAGAACCCCCGCATCGACAAGGACGAGATGGTCCTGCAGTTCACCGACGGGCGCACGACGCACCTGACGCAGATGACCGACGCCGAGTACGAGGAGATGGTCGCCACCATCGAGACGGCCACCAACAACAGCGCGGAGGAGCTGCGCCGCTGGCGGAGCTCGGCGCTGCTGCGCATCGGCCGCCTGGGCATCAACACCATCGACAACTGGGCGGGCATCAACTCCTTCGTGTCGAGCCCGAAGATCGCCGGCAAGCGCTTCTACGACCTCACCGTCGTCGAGCTGCAGGAGCTGGTCCGCAAGCTCGAGATGATCATCAACAAGGGTGGCCTGCACAACGGCACCGAACAGGCCCGTCAGGACGTGCCGATGACCGTCGTGCACATCCGGCCCTCGGAGGTTGCTAGTTAGTAACCTGGTTAATCAGTAATCAATCACCATTCAAACA